TAATTAGCAATATGCGAGCGATGGCGACCATCACTAAGAGCATATTAAAAAGTGATCCTGATTTTTGCGAGGTCACTATTTATAATTTAGCTATTGAAACTAGACAATTATTTTCTACCGCTAAAAAACTGGCTATTTATGGCGGTCATGGTGACCCTGAAACCAATGATGGTGAGCTAGTATATTTAGGCGATATCATTAATGTGCAAAATAGAAAAGAAAATACGGAATGGGTTAGTATTTATACATGTGGAGATGGTGCGAGCGCAATAAAACAAAGTGTGATCAATAAAACATATACGCAACCTATGACCCCAAAGGACATTATTACAGATATTGTTGATGCCACTGGTATTAGCAGCGCGATAGAATTTGTGTCTGGCGAATCTGAGGCAAAGACAACTAGATCATATACAGCGAATGGCGATGCTAAAGGCGAGATTGACGCAATATGTAACAGTAATGATCTATACTGGTCTATACAAGATGATGTGATGGTTGTAACCGATGCTTACACTTCAAGGCAAAGATTGAGTTATATTATTAGGGTAGAAACTGGGATGATCGGAAGCCCTGAGTGGGTTAATAGAGGGACAACTACAAACAAAGTTAATAATATAGACGGCAATTTGATTAAAGTGAAAAGCTTGTTAATACCATCAATTAAACCATGCGATCAAATTAATATTGTTAGCGAGCTATTCGAAACAAAAGTTAATGGGGTCACTTTTGAATCTAGCGGGAGCGGCATATCAGCTAATTTTAAGGTCGAAACGATATCACATAGCATGAATACCCATGATGGCGAATTTAGTACTGAGATCGAGGCGAGGGCTTTATGAGCGATAGCGGTATTAGTGAATTAATTGAAACGGCTATTAATGCAAACCTTTTAAAGGCGCGTGTTGCCTATCCTGCCATTGTAGAAAAATTCGATGCGACTAATCAGACTGTTGATGTGCAAATCACGATCATGCAGATAAGGGACGGTATTAGCGAGCCTATATCTATACTGGTCGGTTTGCCGATTATTATTCCTAGCGTTCAAGGGTTTCATATCACGATGCCAATCAAGGCAGGTGATGAAGTATTGTGTGTGTTTGCAGATCGTTGCATTGATTCTTGGTGGCTAGATGGGAAGGTATCCAAGCAACCCATCCACAGGGTCCACAGCATTAGTGACGGGTTCGCTATTATAGGGGTGAACTCAAAGCCAAATGTAATAACTAATTATGCGACTGATGATCTGGTAATTAGAAATGATTCTGGTGATCAAGAGATAAGGTTGAACGCTAATAAAGATATCGTTATCAATACGCCCAGTAATGTAAATGTCACTTGTTCTGATGCAACTATAGACTGTCAAAATAGCACTGTTAATGCTGCCACTGCTGCAAGCGTGACGACTCAAAGCGCGACAATTGACACGGGAACAATGGCAATAACTTGTTCCACCTCATTTACTGTTAATTCGCCAATAATTGACATGACAGGCGCGACCTCAATCAATATGACTAGTGCTGCTGTTACTTCTACGACCCCATTACATACGGTGACAGGTTTATTAGGTTGTGCGGGTATTGGTGCAGGCGCACCGCCTGTTACTGGTGAAGCGGTTATTGGTGGCAATACTACAGTTCAGGGTAATATCAACGTAACAGGGTTGGTTGATGGCGTATCAATAAGCACTCATACACACCAAGATGCTGAGAATAGAGCAACAACGCCACCTAACTAGGGTTATTTTATGTCATTAAATAATATGTATTTAAATAGCAGTGACGATATCCAAACCTATAGGGGTCAGATTAGGCGTGTTTATGATTCTGACCAGATTATGCAATGCATTAAAACTAGATTGCTAACGATTAGGCAAGAATGGTTTTTAGATTTAGATGCAGGTTTGCCGTGGTTTACTAAAATGGTCGGAAGAAATGTTGATCTTTATAGGGTCAAATCATACATTGCTAACAGCATAGCGGGAACTTACGGTGTCGTTGAAATTAAAGAAATCACTTTAGACATGGATAACCCACAAAGAAAATTAGATATAAATTTCAAATATATAGATATGTTTGATAAAACTATTACGGGGTCAATCTGATGCTAACAAATAAAGGTTATGAAATCATAACGCTAGATGAGATATTAGACTCATTATCGACTGGACAGAAAAATATATTCCCTGACTTAAACATTGACCCTAGCACTCCTGACGGACAGCTTAACGGCTTAATCGGTGAGGCTATAGCTTTGGGTCACGAAATAGGTTTATCCATGTATAACGGCCTAGACCCCATGACAGTTGAAGGGGTTATGTTAGATCGTTTATGCGCGTTAAATGGCATAACTAGACTACAAAGCAACCCTACTGAAGTTATCGTCACTTTTACTGGTGCTGATGGTTCTGTAATACCTGCTAAAACCTCAGTAAGTGCTACGTCAATAAATGGGGTCACATTTTTAACAACTGATACTGTAACAATAGATTCTAGTGGTGACATATCAGTTAATGCGGTGGCCAGTGAAGACGGTACGATTGCCGTTCCAGTTGGCGCGATTAACACAATAGACAATCCTGTTAGCGGGGTGGTATCTGTTACTAATTTACAGTCAGGCGCGATCGGTAGATTAAAAGAAACAGATCAGCAATTAAGAATCAGAAGGCTACAATCGCTCGCAATTTTATCAACCTCATTAGTAGATAGCTTATATGCAAAAATTGGCGAGGTGAACGGTGTCACGGCTGTTAGAGTATATGAGAATAAAGAACAAACCACTGATGCTGATGGTACGCCACCAAATACAGTTTGGTGTATTGTAGAGGGTGGGACAGATTATGATGTTGCTGATGCTATTATGCGTGGCAAATCCCTTGGTTGTGGATTGAGGGGGGCAACCGTGGTTCAATGGGCTGATGCTAACGACTTCAATAATAATGTGTATTTTGATAGACCAGACCCAGTAACGATATATATAAAGGTAACCGCTAAAGCTTATGATGCTTGGTCGATTGCTTATGCTAATGAGATTAAAGCTAATATCCTACAATATATAGCCGATGTAAGGGTAGGAGCTGTTAATACTGGCGAGAAGTTCAGTATTGGTGATGAATGCGTATCATCAAGTTTTTACCCGCCTATCGTTGGCAGTGAACAATATAGAATAGACTCAATTTATGTCGGTGATGTTTATCCCGCGACTGAGCTTTTTACTGATATCCCGATCAATGGCATTGGTTTTTATGATGAAGTGAATATCGAGGTGATAGGGTCGTGACTTGCGAAACTAATATTGATAATGAAATAGCCACACTTCACGATCTTATATCGCAATATAAATATAGTCCTAATTTAATTAAATATATTAAAACCTTTATTGATGAAGCGGCTAAGTTTTCATCGAACATTAAAGATTTAGAGAAAGTTTTAGATATCGATTGTGCAAGTGGGAAATGGCTTGATTTGATAGGGTCAATTGTTGGTCAGCCTAGAATTTGGATTGATGCGAGTGCTTTCCCTTGGTTTGGTTTTGAAGATAACGGAAATGATCCCTTACAAGGGGGCTTTGATGAGGGCAAATTCTGGGATGGCATACAGCCACTAGACGGAACACTATCTTTAATTGACGATGACACTTATAAAAAAGTAATCAAAAGCCGAATATTAAAAAACAGCACAAACGGGACGCATAATGATATTCTGCTATCATTAGAATATATATTAAATCGGAATGATTTGCGCTTAGTGGGCACTAATGGCATAGAAGGCGACTGGTTTGGTTTTGAAGACACTGGCGGTGAAAATCTAGGTTTTGGGGTTGGGCTGTTCTGGGATGGTATGGAATTTTATAAGAAGATTGATGACCGTATGAAATATCAAATCATTGCCCCTGATGCTGATCCACTTGATACGATAGATAAAGTTTTGTTATTAGATAATGATTTATTACCAACGCCCGCAGGCGTAAAATTAACAGATATAATTCCATAGGGTCAAATTATGGCTATAAACAAACCGACAATAGCATCAACCGATATCTGGGCAGATAGCGCACTGGCGGGTGATAAGGTAAAGCCTGCACAGGCTAAGATAGATTCTGGCTGGGTATTTGGTGCAAAACCACCCCACAGTGATTTTAACTGGCATCAAAACCAATTAAGTCAATTAGCCATTCATAATAATGAACGCGGTGTAAATGAGTGGGATAGTACAACTGAATATCAAATAGGTGCTTACGCTTGGGAAAGCGGTGTCATTTATCAAAATATAAGCGGTGCAGCGTCAACGGGTGATCAACCATCATTAAGCGCAAGTATTTGGTTAGAACAAAATCAAGCTAAAGCGATAGTGGCAGGTCAACGCAAAAACTTACTTATGAATGTTAATTTTTCTATTAATCAAAGGGCTTTTGCAGGGGGGCAACCTGCTTCTGGTGTATATGGTTATGATCGTTGGAAAGGTGATGCTTTAGGTACGCGAATTGAACAGGTTGTAGAGAATACTAAAACTATTAATGAAACATATACTATAAGTTGGGATGGCGGCACAGGAACAGCAGATGTTGACGCAATAACTGGATTAAATAGTGGTGACAGTTTTACGCTAAATGTTACGGGCAATTTTTCTGTAATTGTGCCAACTGATGCAACTAATATACAGTTAGAAAAAGGGTCAATTGCGACTGACTTCGAATATCGCCCAATTGCTGAAGAATTGGCGTTATGTCAGAGGTATTTTGAAAGACTTAATTTTAGTCCTAGTGCTTCTGCTGCATTAGGTACAGCCACTACATCTACTGCGTCTGCGTTACTGTTGAGGTACAGTGGA